AACGCTTCCGCGTCGGTGAGGACGACACGGATGATGTCTTCGATCTGCTGCATCACCGGGGCGATCGCCAGCTTGATCCTGGGCCAGTTCTGAACCACATAACCGATCGCGTTGGCGAGCGCCTGCGTCATCGACGCTGCGGCAGGCAGGAACGCGGTACCGACAGTGATTGCGAGCGCCGAGACTGCCGCATGGAACTGGTCGGATGCGAACTGGGCTGTCTGCGTCGTCGCCTTCCATGATTCCCCGAACGACGTCGCGCCCTTCCCGACCTCCTCCGTCTTCGACTTGAACCGGTCGAGCTGGTCGATCAGCAGCATGATCCCGCCCGCCTGACGGCCACCGAACGCACGCGACAGAAGGGCGGCCTGCTCGGTCGCGGAGAGGCCGGCCTTCTCCATGTGATCCTTCAGGTCGGTCATCGCCTTCAACAGACCACCAGGTGAGCGGAGGTCGGTGCCGAGTTGCGTCGACGACAGCCCGATCTCCTTCAGGTGCTTGGCGGCTGCTGCTGACGGTGCGCCCATCAGACGGATCGCCGACGCCAACTGCGTTCCTGCTTCGGCGCCGCGAATGTTGTTGTCCCCGAACACCGCCAGCGCCGCTGAGATGTCTTTCAGTGACACCCCGAACAGGTTGGCCTTCGCTGGGAGACCTGTGCCGAGCGCATCGGAGAGGTCCTGCATCCGCATGTCACCCGCACCAACGGTTGCGTTTAGGTCGCCCATCGCTGACGCGAAGTTCTTTGAGCCCTTAATACCCGAGACGATGACCGCGTTCAGTCCGTTCGTGACGTCCTCGAGGTTCGCGCCGCCGATCTTGGCGCCCTCCGCTGCGATCTTCAGCGCTTCCAGTGCTTTCGCGCCACGCAGACCGGCTGACTCGACGTGGTACAAGCCCTGCGCGAGCTCGTCCGGGGTTGTACCGACACTCGTCGCCATGTCGCGCAACGCCACCGACATCTTGTTGACCTCGTCAACGGACGCCCCGGCCTGCGTGTGCAGCAGTTCCATTTCTTGCTGGAACTTGCTCGCCGCCACCACCGACTTCTCGAGGGCGACGGCGAGACCGACAGCGATAGCGGCGCCGGCCACTCCGGCGGCCGCCCCGAACCTGCGTGTCTTCCCGGCGGCCCGGTCGAGCTCTTCGCCGAACTGCTTGGCGTTGCCGAAGATCTCGACGATCAGAGCTTTAGCCACTCAGGCTCTCCACGTCATCGATGATCTGGCCGAGCTCGCGCTGTGTCAGCCGTGGCATGTCCCACGGCTGCAATCCGTAGATGCGGCTCAAGCCGGGTCCCCAGACTTGTCGGAAGTCGCCGGGGATACCCCGGAAACGTCGACGCCATCGCTCGATCCGTTCGAGCCGTTCATGGTAGGTAAAGGGCGGCCGGGATCCGTCATCGGGTCTTCCGGTTCACCCTCATCGGTCGCCTGGATCACATCGCCGAACGTGAGGCCCGGTATCGTCTGGATCTCCTCGAGCGACATCGGATGGCCCGCGGCACGCAGTGTCAGCCACGCCATCACGATCGCGGTCCGTGTGGCTTTCACGCCGATCTGGTCGAAGCCACCGAGGTACTCCTCGATCAGCAGCGACTCGTCGCCCGTCAGTGACGCCAAGGCGTCGTTGACGCTGGCCAGTTCGTATGTTGTTCCGTCGATCCGTACGGTGATCACTGTGTCCTTTCCTAGAAGCCGGCGCGCGCCGACGAGACGTTGACCAGCTCGTCGAGCCGCGCGTAAGCGGCGTCTTGTTTTGCGTCCAATGCGGGCTGCATCGCCCGGTCCATCAGCAGTCCGGCGAGGTTGGGCCGGGGTGAGCCGCCACGCCGCTTCGACGTTGGGGCGACGTAGACGCCCTTCATGGTGACGCCGACCCGCATCCGTTCCCAGCGCGAGCCGATGTTCCTGATCTCCGTGCCTGCCCGTGACTGGGCGTCCTTGGCGACCTCGCCGCCGATCTCCTTGAGCACAGGCTTGATCTCGGCGAGAACCTCACGCCGGACCTGTAGGAACGCCGCCTCGAGCTCGGCCTGACCACGGATCCGGATGTGTTCGCTCACGAGGTCGGATAGGTGACGCCCGCCTGCGACGCGTTCTGAAACTCGTACGTGGCGCTGTTCGCGTCACCGATCTTCCCGTCGAGCATCGGATAGGTGAACATCAGGGACGTCATCAGGAACGCCGGGTTCGTCGCCGACCTGGCGGCGTTGACGCCACGAACCTCGACCACGATCGGGGTCGTCGACCCGATCAGCGGCTGCAACGTCGCATGGACCTTCGCGACGTCGAAGTCCTGGAAGAACTCGAACGACGCCTTGCCGTCACCGAGTCCCTTCGTGAACGTCAGGTTCGTTGCGCCCATCGCCGTGATGTCGACGGGTGCACGGCTGTCGGTGAGAGCGACAGACGAACAGTGGTCGGACAGGTCGACGCCGTTGATGATCACTTTCGCGTTGGTGAGTGCTCCGATTGGCATTTACTTCGCCTCCTTCGTTTTCTTCACGGGCTCGAGCCATCCCGCCGCTGTGAGCGCGAGCTCGTCGCCGTCTTCCAGGTCGAGCTCGACGGTCTCGCCGACCTCAACCCCATACCGCTGTGCGCCCTCCGGGGACGCGACCGTGTACGTCTTCATGTGTGCTCCTTTAGGGCTGGGCGAGCTGGACGGCCGCGACGGTCACCGACGTGACGCCGCTGTAGGTGATGGTGCAGAGCCCGGTCGTCGGATCCGTGAACGTTGCCGCGTCGACGGGGCCGATCCATTTCGTCGTGCCGTTCGTGACCGACACGACCGGGGACGTGATCGCGATGTTCGGCTCGTAGACGCGGGCGGCGGGGATCGCGAGCGTCACGGTGATCGGCGAGCCGCCACCGTTCACGACCTCGAGCATCATCCCGGATCCGGTCACCATCGCGTCACCGCCACCGGCTGCGACGACCGGGGTGATCACGGCCCCGGCCCGGTTGATCACCTGTGTTGTAAGGGTCGCCACGTGTTCCTCCTAGATGTAGGCTTGGCAGTTGACTTCGACTTGAAGTTCCGCGGTGCGGTTCATCCCGTCCGGCGACACGAACTCGGTCAGCCGGAAGTTCCCGATGTGCGACTCGGTGATGGCACCGCTGACGGCCGGGTCGGTGCGGAGCTGGTTCTCGAGCTCGGCCATGAGCGCGAAGCAGCGCGCGTCGGCGGCGACCATGTCGACGCCTTCCCGAAGCACGCTGATGTTCACCTGGAGGACGTACTCCTCGTGCCGTTGGTTCGGTGCGGCCATCGCCGCGTAGCTTTGGGCGCCGGCCACGTCACCGACCCAGATCCGTTCGCGCTGCGGATCAGGTAGCGGCGGCCCGTTGCTCACCTGAACACCGGAGAGGCCGCCGCGAGCCTGTAGCTGTGTGACGAGGTTCACCTTGAGGGTGGGAATGGTGCTAGTAGCCACGCGGAGGCCTTGGCTTCGGTCTGGGCTTCGGCTTCATCAGGTGACGACCATCGAACGGAGACGGTAGAACGGGCCGAGCAGGTGCTTCGCGGCGTTCGGGATCTCCATGGTCGCCGGGAACGCGGGCGCCAAGCCGCCACCGATGTCGAGCTCTCCCGCGGCAAGCAGCATCGAAATGTCCTTGCGGAGCCACGATCCGACCGTGATCACACACGCACGGTTCACGTCCAACGGGACGGTCGGGAATCCCCAGGCACCGGCGATGTCGAGCATGGCGTACCCGAACGCGTAGAGCGTGTTCGAGGCGTACAGGGACGCGAGGAACCCCGACAACGTCAGGCTCGTGTACGTGCCTGACGGGGCGCCGATCGGCTGGAGTTGGTAGTCGGTGGCGACGGTGAGCGTCGCCGGTGACGCGGTCTCGGGGTTCAGGGTTGCCGTCGTGACGGTGCGAAGATCAAAGGGGGCGAGGCTCACCGTGAGCCCGTCGACGCGGAAGCGCCGGGTCGCCGAGGCGGTGGTGGGCGCGAACTCGCGGTCGGTCTCGTTCATGATCGCTTCCGACGCGGCCGTGATCAGCGTGCCGATCAGCGCGTCACGGCTCGTGTCCGCGGCGGGCAACTCGAGCGCGGCCCGGACGTCGGCGAGACTGCAAAGGTCCTGCGCCGCCATCTACGCGGCCACCTTCGCGTTCATACCGCCGGGATAGAACGCCGGCTGCGGATCGGCGCCGACATAGTCGACGCGCAATCCCCATTCGCCGTCCTGGCGTGCGGGATAGGCGACGATCTCGCTGATGTGGCCGACGGTGACGGCCGGGTCGACGTAGATCACGAACCCGGCGGAGCGCGCGGCCTTGCAGAACCCGAACTCCTCGCCGGGCGGATCCGTGAACCAGGGATCGGTGAGGTCGTCGAGGACATAGCGACGGATCAGCGGCAGCGAGCCGGTCACCTGAACCTCGAACGGCTCATCCGTGTCGGGGAGATCCGAGAACTGGACGGTGCGGTGGTGTGGGCTGCCGTCGAAGAGCGGATGCTGGTAGTGGACGAGCGGGAACGGCGGGCCGCGGCGCACGCAGAGCGGCGCGATCATGTCGGCGTCACGCTCGAGCAGCCGCATCAGCGTGTCAGGCGGGAAGACGTGGTCGTCACCGACGATCCAGACCCACTCGTCCTCGGCACGAAGCCTGCGGATCGACGAGTTGAGGTTGTCGACGATCGACGTGCCGATCCCGAAGATCACATGCGACCCCTCGGGCATCTCGAGGTTCGCGAGTGACGCCGTGAAGCGGTGATACCTGGCGGTGTCCTGGCAGGGGACGATCACGGCGCCGGGCGGATGCCTCATTTCTTCGCTGCCGTCCTCTTCGGCTTCGCTGCCGGCTTGAAGTCCTCGAGCAGACCCTCGACGGCCTTCGCGCCGGACGCGGCGTCGACGTAGGCGCCCTCATCCTCGCCGACATGGAACGCTTCCAGCTCAATGAGACGGTTGCGATAGCCGGCTAGCTCGCGCTCGAGGTCGGCCACATAGGCGTCGGCGTCCGCGTAGTGCGGAGGAACGTACGGTTCTGTTTTCTTCGCCATCTCGGGTTGTCTCCCTTCGTTCGTTTCGGAGAACGGGCCGCCCCGCACGGCGGCCCGTTCTCCCAGGTCCCGGCCTAGAAGGTCGGCGGGACCAGTCCCTGCCCGGTCACGGCGCCACTCGCGGCCGGATACCGGCCGGCCGTGAACGCGACGTAGCCGTAACAGATCAAGTTCACCGTCAGGTTCGTTGCGCCGGTCTGCTCGAACGCGAGCGTGACCGGGTCGTTCGCCCGTTCCCACAGATGCACGACCGGGGACGCGATCACGATGATCGAGTCCTGGTTCGTGGTCGCCCCCGTGTTCGTCGGGATGTTCGCATCCGTGAAGACGGGGAGCCCGTGCATCCGGCCGACATACCCGTAGCCGGAAGCGGAGCCTTCGCCGACGACGTTGAAGGCGGGCTGCCCGTTGATCCCGAACAGCGGCCGTCCCTGCGTGTCGACTGCGGCCTCGAAGAAGCCCCAGCGTCTCGGGTGCATGATGATCTTGTCGGCGACGTAGCCGAGCCCGCCGACTGCCGAGTTGATCTGCTGGATCACGTCTGCGACCTTCGGCCAGACGCCGGCGACGGTCGCCGTGGACGCGGTGGACGCTGAGATGGATCCGGTCTGGAGCAGCCCAAGCGGCTGGTTGTTCGACCCTGAGCCGTTGATGCAGTACGTGTCGAGGATCGCCCAGTAGCGTGCGACGAGGTCCTCGAACAGGATCTTGTCGCTGTAGGCGGCCCGCTCGATGCCCTGCCGCGACACGGGGCTGTAGCCCGAGATCGTGTTGACGGCCGGGCTCAGGTCGGTCTCGGTGATGTCCTGCGTGACGACCGTGGTGTTCTGGGTCGTCTGCGCCGCCGCCGCGAGGCCCTGCGTCAGCCGCGGCACGATCACGCTCATGCCGACGTCCGGCAGCGTCTCGTGGTTCACCTGGTCGGCGAACACGCGGCCGTTCCTGGACGCCTTCGCGTACATGTCGACGAGATAGGCGGGCGGGATGATGCCGCCGAACGTCGCGGACGTGATCGCGTACTTCTCGACCTCGTGCCGCTGGTGCTTGGTGATCCGTTCCTGCGCGTCGCCGTCGTTCTTGATCTGGGACGCGTACAGGTCGGTCCTGAACGAGCGGCCGTTCGCGGTGTACAGGTCGGGCTCCTTCACCTGGAACAGCTTCCCGGCGAGGCTGAGCGGCTTGTACTGGTCGCGTGCCTTCTCGAGCGCTTCCTTGGAGCGGAGCTCCTGGTGGTAGCGGTCGCGCTGTGCGACGGCGCCGGTGAACTCCTCGACGAGCTTGTCGCGCTGCGCCTCGGTGGTGTTCTCGTCGGCTTTCGCTTCCTCGATCGCCGCGTGCTTCGCGTCGACGAGCGCACAGGCCGTGTTGAAGCGGTCGACGAGCTCGCCGTACTGCTTGTCGGTGTCCGTGTCGGACATCATTTCCTCTCGGTTACGTCCACCGCGAAGAGCGGCCGGTGAAGAG